AAACATCGCCAGGCAATTCAAAGGAGATAACAGCTCCTGTGAATATCTTTACAACTGGTCCTAGAATATAATTCCAGACCAAAATAAATATTAATACATACATTAACAGGGGCCTCCAGCTCGATGCAAAAGCACCCGCTTTGGCCTCTGCCTCAATAATTTTTGCTGCAGCTTGTAACTCTTGTGTATTAGATTGTAGTAATTGTGTTTGTAGTTGCGCTTTTAATTTTTCTTGTAAATCTTTATCAGGTACAGATTTTTCAATTGTATTAAATAAAATTTTTGCAAGAGGTGCTACAGCTCCTAACATTTGAATCATAGCTTAATACCACTTTGCTGATCTTTTTTTCTCTGAAAGAATATTTCCTTGTCCTTGAACTACTTCAACTTGAGTTTCTTGAGGATTTGACATTTCAACATCAACTCCACCAAGCAAATTTCCTTGTTTGTCAGTAAAATTACTAAAATTTACTTCTTTAGATTTACCAATTTTTGTATTTTTCTTTTTCATATCTATTTATACCTCTTTTTTGTTAATTTGGAAATCTATTTTTAAGTTTAGCAGATAAAACAGTTTTTTCTAGTGAAGTGTTAGCTCTTAACTTAGCTAAATCTTCATTTTGTTGTAGTTTTTGACTATCTGTAGACTGATTCATCATTGCTTTCATCTTATCTAGATTGATTCTTTCATTACTTTCTTGTCGTTTTCTATCATTTTCTTGAGCTTGAAGATCTAATTCTCTAGATTTAAGTTTAGCAATAGGATCATTATCAAATTGTGATGTAATTTTCTTTTCTTCATTTAAAAATTCTTCCATCATCTCAGCAATTAACACTGCTTTTCTAGATTCAATTTTTTCTGTTAGCATTCTAACTTGAATTTGCATTTGTGGATTTTGTGCTGCTTGTGGGTTTTGTTGCATCTGTTGTAATTGACCTATCTCTTGTCTAAATTCTATTTCAACTTGTTCTTGTGACATTAAAGAAATGTGTTCAAAACAATTTTTCTCTAGAGATGCCATAATCACAGGTGCATTTCTTGCCATATTAGTTGCCATAAAATTTAAGTGTGCAGTTATATGTGCTCTATGATCTTGTCCTGGAAACGCTTGGAATGGTTTCCCTGCAAGAGCATCAATGTGTTCTAACGCAGGGTCCTTTGGTGTGGGTTGATCTGGTTTCATTAAAATTCTATCAATATCTTTTACACCTAGTGCTGAATACATTGTTCTGTAAACTTCATACATATTATGAATTTGTGGATTTGCCATTGCAAGTTGCAATTCAGTTTGTGCTAAACCAATTCTTTGTGTTTGTGAAAATATATTTGGATCTGCAACTGGAATGATATCTACTTTATCATCAAAGTCCGCTTGTTTAATTTGTCTTTGACCCCCTACTACATCATAAGGATATTCTGGTGGTAAATATAATTTAAATACATTTGCGAGTAATTTAAATTCTTGTTTCATCGCTGCATAGATTCTTTTATGAATTGCAGACATCACACGTGAACCTCTTTCTAGCAAGGCCACGGTCGTACCCACTGCTGCTTGCTGATTCCCATCCCCTACTTGCATGTCCGCTATCGAAGCAAAGCGCTGACCTGCTTGAACTACGACCCCCATTAATGCTAATAAAGTTTGTGAAGGCTCCTTATAAGGTAGAGTCATAAATGCATCTCTTAAATTTCCACCTGGTGCATCTACATCTCTCCATTCACCTGGTTGAATTGATTGTGCATCATCTCTAATTCTAATTCCTCTTTGTTTAAATCCTGCTGGTAAATTAGATAAAGTTCCGGCATCTAATAACTGTCTTAATGCTGATGTTGCAGTTCTTGATAAACCACCAATCATTTGAATTAAACCAAATCCATAAAATCCAAATCCTGGTAAAAATTTAAAGTGTACAAAATAATTAACTTTTTTCTTTAATAAATCATTTTGTAAATAATTACGTCTAATAGATAAAACTTCTCTTGATCCTTCTTCAATTGTTACAATGTAGGGAAGTTTAATTCCTGTGGGCTCACCAGTCTGTGGATTAATATCTTCAAATCCTTCCAGATCTAAATTAACATGACATTCTAATAAAGTAAAAATATCTTCATTATAACTACCTTTTGTAAGTCCTTCTAATTGTCTCTCTTTGTCTTTAACATCATTAGTTTCTGTTACCCCATCATCTGATGGTAATAATTCTATGTCTCTATAAAAACCTGCAACCTGTTGTTTTCTTAATTCATTTGCAGAAATTTTAATTACATGAATAACTGCTTCTGCATCATCCAAAGATGTTGCTGAATAAGGAACAACTAAATCTTCTGCTGAAACAAATTTTGATACTGCTCTTCCTAATGTTTCATCATAATAAACTTTTTTAAATGTTGAACCCGATAATGGTAAATAAAATAACATTTGATCAAACTCTGGTTCATACTCTTGCATAATATCCATAACTTGATAATTCATAAATTCTGCAACTCGATCTGCTTGAGCTTGAATTTCTGGTAAGTCTAATCCAATAACTTGAGTTCGTACGGGCCCGCCCGCGGGAAGCAATTCTTTATATGCTAATGCTTGAAACTGGGTTACAGCTTCTGCTAATACTGGATGAGTTGCACCACTTGCTCCTTGAAATGGTTCTGTTCTTTGTTCATATTTAAATCCTAATAAATCTAACCCTTGAGTATATGCTTGTTCCCAGTCTCTTCTTGAATTTTTATAATCTTCAAAATTTTGATATAATTCTGTGCCTAATAAATTTAAATCATTTTCATCTATAACTTCTGCTAAGTTAGAATCAAATTGTGTTGCACCTAATGCAGTTTTTTTTGGATCAAAATCTATATCAACACTACCATCTTCGTTTTCTGTAACTTCAGTTGGTCCCGCAGGAGTTTCTTCAACAGATTTTGCAATCTGTTCTACTTCTAATTCTCCAGGTGTAAGCTTATCTACTACGTTTGGTAACGACTTGTCTATTTCTGCCATTTGTTATTTTCTCCGATTTTATTGTTGTAACAGTATTATAGTTAATATTCAAGCCCTGTGGGTTTGGACCTCGTAATGGTGGTATTGTTGTTGTTAATTTTTTAGGTTTAATCATTAGGATAATACTTGTTATCGGGATAATTATCTGGAACATATTCTTCAGGGTTTTTTTCAATATCTGCAGTAGCTGCTCTTTTTTCTTGAGCTACTTTTTTGTTTATTCCCTTTCCTTCAGTTGCATATGATTTTAATCCACTGATATCAGATTTAAGATCTATTATTTTATAGTAAGTATCTTCTGCATCAAATTCAATATTTCCATCCCAATCAACTACGCGTGGACCCGATTCTGTTGTTGTAAAACGATATCCTTTAGTTTTATCTGGTGCAAGATGAAATGATTTACCATCTGGGTTCTGTACAGCTTTTCGTTCTCGATATAATTCTAATACCACTGGTTGATCTGCAACATTAGTTGAACTATTATATTCAATAGACATTCTATCTGATCTTGGATCTATAGTTAATGTAGCTGTTTGAACATCACCTGTTTCAGGGTTTTTAAATTGAACTTCTTTTTTAATAATACTTGATTCTTTTGGCATTTTTATTTCAGTTCCTTCTTTAAGGATTTTTGTCATTAAACCTTCCATCCAAGAGGGGGCAGTTGTACCTTTTGTTACTTCTGCAATTATAGAAGGTTTAGCTACGCTTCCTAATTTTAATAATCCTAATTTTCCTAACCCTAAAAGTCCAGCACCCGCTATTCCTAATTTTAAAACGTCTCTTCTTCCTGGATCAGTTGGAGATTGATCTTGTAATAAGGGATCTATAGGAATTAATTTATTTGGATCAGAAGGTCCATCTTTAAAACCAACTCTTCCTCCAGTTGCTAATTCTAATATTCCTTCTCTTCTTTCATTGTAAATATTGGGCATAGGTGAATAAGATTTAGGAGGTGCTACATCTTTTGGTTCAAACATAGGCATTGTATTTAACAGGTAATCTTCAAGTGAAAAACTTTGAAGTTGATTTGGATATTTAGCTTCTATATTTCCTAATAGTTCTTCTTCAGAATAAGATTTATATTTACTTAAAGAATCTTCAGGACCTAATCTTTTTGTATTATAAATTCCTTCTTTAAATGTTTTTTCTGATTTATCTAAAGGTGGAATATATAAATCACTTTCTGGATCGTCAGATCCACTTGCAAATTTAACTCGTCCACCTCTTGCAAAATTTAATTCTTCTTGTGTATATTTTGGAAAAACAATTGGCCCTAACATTAAATTTTGAGAAAGATTTTTTTTTGGTTGCGGTGTTACGGTTGTTTCTTGTTCATATTGTTTTTTTAAATTAGGATTTAAATTTAAAATTTCAGTTATTTTATTATTAACTTCTTCTGAAGATATTGCTGTTGGAACTTCTGTGTCACTAACATTTGGTATAACTGATTTTCTAACTTCATATTCAGCCATGTTTTGAATCCTGTCTTTTATAGATTTCTCTGACGTATATTTATCTATTTGTTTATCTGCAAATTCAAAATATTCTGGTTTATCTAATAAAGATTCTAAAAAAGGTTTATCCTCAACAAACTTTTCATATGTTGCAACTGGAAGTTTTCTAAAAATTAAATCTCCAAAATTAAGAAGATCTTGTGTTGAACCTTTATAAGCTCCTGCTGCAATTGTCTCAAGATCACTTAATCCTTTTTCTTTAAATTCATCGGCATAAAGTGCAACACCAAGTAAAGCATTAATTGGAGTACCTGTTATAGCGGAAAGTTTAGCAGTTGTTTTTAAAAGATTGGGGGCTGATTTAGATAAGCCTTGACCTACACTGGTTTCTAAAAAATTACCTAGTCCAGTTGGATCTGTATATAATCTAGCTACATTTACGTCTGCAGCTTTTTGCATTAATTTCTGACCTGAGGGTGATTTAACAAAATCTAAAGCTTCGGGTATAGTTTTAACATCTGCGTCTACTTTAAAAGAATAACCATATTTATTATAAATATCTTCAACTCCTTCTATTAAATCTGGATTTATTTTTTTTAATTCATTATATCTAGCCAAAGAATTTTTAGGAGTATCAAAACTTAATTCTAATCCTCTAACCGGTAATTCTCCTTTTTTTAAATCTTTATTATATTTATTAGTAAACTCTTTTACTCTTTCATTATATTTATCTTTTATTGTTTCTCTTTTATCTAAATAATCAACATCTCTTGTATCTAAGTTTTGTAATTGTTTTTCAGTTGTATTCATTAGTTTATCAATAGTTCTTCCTTTATTTAAATTGATATCTCCTTTTATTCCTTGAACAAATACTGAATAGCGACCTGTTAAATTTTCAAAAGAAGAAGCTAAACCTTTTATTTCATCGGTTGCATATCCCCCAGGTAACTTCCTTGATATTTCTTTTCTTGATTTTGAAAAATACTTAGGATCTTCATTTATTTGTGAAGCAACACCAGGCTCTACTTGTAATTTTCTACGTAATACAGAACCTAATGATCCAAAAGGTCTTTTTTCCGTAATTGAAGCAGTAACTTTATTTGAGTTATTTATAATATTTTTATTAGAAGGTATTTTTCCATCAGAATATGCTTGTAAAAGATAAGCTAATCTATAATTAGCTTTTGAATCATTTATTTTTAATGTATCTTTTACTTCATTCACTATCTTTGAATAATCTTTTTCAAAATCTAATTCAGGATTAGAAAGAATACTTTTTATTTTTTTATTTTCATTTAATAAATTTATGTCGTAAAGAAGTTTTTGAGTATTAGTAGAAGTTTCTCCTACTTTTGCAGAGGGTATTATTTTACCTCTTTTTCTTGCTTCATTAATTTCTTTCTGAATTGTATTGCCCATATCAACATTATATTTTTTTTGTAGGATGTCTTTCATTTCACTTGGATTATATTTTTCAGATGCAACAAGTTCTTTAACTAATTTACTTCTTTCATCAAAACTTTTTCTACCTATTTCTGTAGTGGCGGGTGCTCTTTGTTGATTTTTGTACCACTCATCTTTTATGTTTTTTATTTTATCTTCTGATGGAAGAATATATTTACCAGATGATGGAGATTCTATTCCATACATTTGAGTAGATCTAGACAAATTACCTGGATGTATGTCTACCCCATATTTTTTTAAATAACTTAATAACTCTCCAGCTTTAACAGGTTCGTTACTTGCTAATCCAGCTTTTGCAAATCCCATTCTTTCTTCGTTTGCAAAGTTCTCGTTGCTCGCATCTTGCATCGGGAGGGGAGTTATGGGTATCTGGATACGGGTTCTTGCTAATTCAATATCTTCAGTAGTAGATGGTTTTCTAGTGAGATAATCAAGTACCTCTTTTCTTTTATAGTTACTCATTTATAATCCCATCAAGTAATTTAAACCACCGTTAGCATTTTGAGTTCTACTTTTTAAAACTTCTAATTTTTTAATTTCCATAACTTGATCTGTCGGTTCCATTTGTTTTATTCTTCTAGCTTCTTGCATACTAATTCCATAAGTGTCAGCTAAATCTACTGTTTGTTTCATTCCTTCTGGTAAATTTTCTCCTTTTGTAAAAAAATCTACAGTGTCATCACCATAAACTACAAGTCTTTTATTTTCAGGAAAATCTTGAGTAAATGTTTTCCAAACATTTTCATTATTAGCAAGTTCAGGTTTTGCTCTTATTTCTTTTATAAAATTTGGAAATGTTGTTTGTACATATTCATCTGTTGGATTTGCATCAATAGTTTTTTGAATAATTTTTTCTAATACTTCTTGTTTTGTAAATCTTCCTTCACCAGCTTTTTCTTGAGTTATAGGGGCTGTTGTTTCTTCTTGATATTTTTTAGGAACACTTAAACCTTTTGCTTTTCTAGTTTGTACAATACTTTTTGTTAATGTTTCTCTATCAGAAAGACTAACGTCTAAAGGTGGATTATATAAACCTCCTCCAATAAATTTTCCTTGGCTATCTACTATTGGAGTAGAATGTGGGTAAGCAACTTTAACTCTATAAGCATGTGCAAGTTG